GCTCGGGACATCTGAATGGATTCTATCAATTTCCTATGAATACTGGTGGAAATACTGGTGGAAAAATTAGACAGCGACCTGCAAGCCTTGCAATTATTGGTTGTTAAACGTCCCGTAAAAACGCATTCTTATTGTGCGCAGGTAGTTTAAGGTGGTACAAGGTATTATAAGTTTTTCGTTCAAAATCAGGCGCAAGGCCTCGTCAATTCCTACTCGTCACTTTAAGGTAGTGTAAGGTAGTTCATTTCGTTGTAAAGTAAGGCTGGTGGAAAAACTGGTGGCAGAACTTCTTACCACCACCTCCCAGGAGGTCTACTTTATGGCGCGTCTCACACAAGCAAAACTCGCTTCTCTTCCCGATGGTCTCCATAACGACGGGTCGGTAGTCGGCCTTTATTACCGTGTCCGCGGTGAGTATCGCTCATGGGTCTTCCGGCGACAGATTGCCGGCAAGCGCATTGAACTCGGCATGGGCGGCGCGACAATGGATTTAGCCACTGCCCGGCGGGAAGCCTCAAAACTTCGGGCACTCTCCGCAGACGATTTCTTGAAGCATCTTGAGGAGAAGGCCGCGGCCAAAGAGGAGGCGAAGCAGCAGGAGAAGGCGTCCAAGATTCCGACGTTCAAAGAAGCCGCTCTTCTATATAGAGCACATAAACTCGAAGTTGGGGACTGGACGGAGGGCACTGGTACTGATCGGGACTTTACGTCTAACTGGAAAAACCACGTGTTCCCTGTGTTGGGTGATATGAAGATCGATCAGATTGTCCCGAAGGATATGGTACAGCTTCAGAAAAACCTACTCGATAAGCCCATTGTCTTTAACCGATGCCTTCGCTCAATCAAAGATACCTTCGATTGGATTTATGCCGAAGAGACCGATCGATGGATTAACCCCGCCGATAAGAACGGGCCATTAAAGCACCTCTTGGGAAAGAACGATATTGAGACTGAAAATTATGGCGCGGTAAACGCAGAGGACTTGCCTGACTTTATCAAGGAATTAACCGAGAATCCGAACGATAGTGCAAAACTCTTTTTATTCTCAATTTTGACCGCTACCCGTTCAAAGACGGCGCGGCTTGCTAAATGGGAAGACATTGATCTTAACGAGAAAGTATGGTGGGTTAAGCGCATCGATCTAAAAATAAAATCTAACGGCGCTCTTATTGTTCCGTTATCAGATCAGGCAATTGATATTTTAAAAAGCGTTGGTATAAAAAAAGAAGGTTGGGTATTTGTGGGTGAAAAAGGCAATCATTACTGCCAGTCAATATTCTCGACATTAATTAAGGATGCGAATAAAGCCCGAAAGGCTGCAGGGTTGCCAATATGGATCGACAAAGCCCAGACAAAAGAGCGCGGCAAAAAAGATGATCCGATTATCCCCACCCAGCATGGCACTGCTCGCGGGACGTTCTGCACCTGGGCACTATCGGACGAATACGACAACGATCAGCGTTTTGATTCGCTGGTGGTGGAACAGGCGCTGCACCACAAGATCGACAAGAAATACAACGGCGCTTACAACCGGAATAAGTACCTGCGCCGGCGGCGCGAGCTGATGCAGGCGTGGGCGGATTTTTGCTTTAGTAAAGTAAAAACAGACGGAGAATCTAAATGAAGTATCTTGCAATCGCCTTGGCGGCCGCGGCACTTTTGTCGGGGTGCTCGTGGACAGGGGAAATCAGTCGGGATTTTTATGTTGGAAATTCGAGCGTTAATCAATATAAAGAAGATTCTGTAGTTGGCCTTATCCCGATTAAAACTAAAGATGTTAAATATGGTCAGTCGGTGGATTATCGACTCGATGTAAATAATTTCATCTACGCGGTTCAGTCGGAATTTTTACAGCATTTTCGAAACGTTGTGGTAATTAAAAACGAGTCTGAATGCTCGGAGTGTGGATTATTTTCTCGTGCGTCAGCAGGCGTTTCAATAAATCAGAATGCAGAAACTTACCGGTCTTTCTTGCAGTGTGACTTTTACGATAGAAGCGGACAATTCTTAACTCGTCTTTCGAGTACGTCCAGTGGCGACGCTTCTCCTTCTGCGGCATTAAATCGAAAGACGGCTGTAAATGGTTTCCTGCTCGGTGCTTTGGCGGCGTCAACAATCAGCGACTATGGCGAATTCCTCAAAGAGGTGAGCGAGAACGCGATCTCAGAGGTTGTGAGCGAAGTTGGAAGACAGATTCCAAATGATCCGAAATTAAATACTTCATTGGCGTTGCAGATGGCGGCTGCAAAGGCAGCGGAAGATGCCGAACAAGAGGAGGCGCGGAAGGAAGCAAAGAAGCGGCTTGCTGAAATGGATCGCTGCGTTCAACGAACCATTCGGTCGATTGATGATGGGATTTCGGATGCAACGACGATTGCTCAGGAAGCGGGCAGACAGTGCAGTTTGTTTGTTGAAAGAACGATCAGGACGCTGTGTGCTTCTGAAAAGTTTTCTAGTGAAGAATGCCAAATGCTCGCAGATAGGATGAACACGGAAGATTTCTTTGAAAAAAGATTTACGAGATTTATTTTAAATTACAGAATAAAAAAGAATTTTTAAAGGATGCGTAAATGTTTAAAAAGGTATTATTGGTAATTGGTGTAGTGTTCTTCGCTGGTTCTGTGTTTGCAAGCGTACACGTTGGCGGATATGTTCGGAAGAATGGGACTTATGTTGCTCCACATTTTCGAACGAATCCAAATTACACACGGAACGATAATTGGTCTACTCGTGGAAATATTAACCCGTACACGGGGAAACGTGGTACAAAATCTCCTGATTACGGATATGGAACATCTCGCAGATATCGAGGATATTCTTATAAGCCATATTCTCGCCCGTCTTATAAATTCAAATATTAGAAAATCCCCTCCACCCTCTCGGATGGCGGGGACCATTTTCGTGACGCCGCGAAGATGTTAGGCTTGTCCGGCTGCGGGGAGGTTTATTGCCGAAGATTCAACCGCCATGCGGTGCAAGAATGCGGCGCAAAGCCCTACGAGGATAGCCCACTGGTCGTTTGGTTCGCCCGGCCATTTCCAAGCGACTTCGACAAGCAATTGACAAACGCCACCGTTGCCGACAACATTTGCTTTCTCAATATCTGCCAAAATATTTGAGAGAAGCGCGGCGAAGTGTTCTTTGTGGGGCGACGGGCCAAACATTTTTTCTAAGTCGCCCGTCAGGGTTTCAATCAGATCGTCTTGATTCATGGTTCCCCCTTTATGCCGCCAATTCGAGATTGTCGTTTTTAGAAATTAACCCTTCTTTGAGAAGGCGTCCATAGAAGTAGAAGAGTCCTTTCCCGGTGATGTGCGGATACGGTTTCTTCTCAACGGAATCATCGTCGTGCGTGATTTTTGCGAAGCGCGTCACCATGTAGCCCTTTTCGATGGCGTACTGAGTCGCCTGGTTCGCCTGCTTATATAAGAAACCGTTCAAGCGAAGCCAATCGAAAAATTTGCGCGGGCCGATGCCCAGGGTTTTTGCGGCCACAGTGATGGTGACTTCGGTGTCGCCGGACGTAACGGAATTGGCGAAGGTAACCTTTGGCGCGTTGACTGAGGCTTGTTCAACTAACTTCTGATTGGCGGCTTCAAGTTCTTCATTCTTTTTGCTGATTTGGCTCAACTCTAAGAAGAGTTCGGATTTCGGCTTCGCCAACATTGCGGCCATAGGATTGCCATAACTTCCCGTCTTTCGGATCGTGGGGAGAACTTCACCGCATACCCAGTCTTGGAATCGTTCGGCGGACTCAAGTTGAGACCGCATAATCAGGCGGTAGAGGTTTTGTTCGTTGATGAAAGAAGTGCTTTGTTTTCTACCGAGATTATCGATGGCCTCACGTTTCGTGATGCCATCTTTGCGGCAGTGCTTCCGGAGGGCTTCGCTCGGATTGCCGTAGCCGAGAGCCTTGCAAACATCGGCGGCGCAGAAAAGCGGTTCGCCGTTTTCAACGATGATGCGGATGTCGTAGGCTTCGAAAGCGAAGGTCTGGGTGAGTTCGTTTGTCATTTTCATTTCTCCGTCTCGTTTACAAGGAGTTCGGCGCATTCGAGGATCGATGCGGCGGATTTGATGACGCTGAGAAGCCCTGCGGTGGAAAGCATCTGGCTATCGCTTTCGGCCGAATCGGCTGCGGCGATGAGGATGTTCTTGGCTTCGGAACACGACATAACCGCGTAGTCCTTGGCTTCGCCGGAGGTCAGCTGGTGTTTGATGAGCGCCGTGATGGCGAACGGGAGATTGAATGTTGACGGCTGCGTTTGAGCAGCAGAGATCACTTGCATAGCAAGACTCCAATGTAAGCTGATGGAGCCTCGCGCCATTTTCTCAGGATGGTGAGCGAGGCACGGCGGGTTGAGAAAACCGCTACATTGGAAACGGCCACCATAAAGGTATCCGCCGGCCTCACTCGTCAAGAAGTGATGTCCACGCACAAAAAATCCGCTCATACGAACGTAAGGCGGCTGTGCGCCAATGCATTCGGGTTTCTCAGGCCCGGTTCGGTAGTTCAACCGAACGCGGGCATTATGCGCGGATTCCTGTGCGTTTGTCAACATCCGAGATCTCTCCGGAATCGCTCAAGGTCAGGTGCTGCAATGCGAAAGCCTTTCCCAAACTTTGTCGCCTTCAGGCGAATGTCGCTTTTGTACGCGCGGGCTTTACCCTTGTCGTAAAAGATTCCTTTGATCCAATTGCGCACGGTCTGTTCGCAGACTCGGAACATCTCAGCGACTTCTTTAACTGTGTACCAAACGGTCTGCATCTTTACTCCTCAGGTGGGGTACAAGTTGTACCCCGCCTCTTCAGTTGTTAGGCAGGTTCTGCGACGGGAGCGGGTTCTTCCTCTTCCGGAAGAATCTCGATGCCTACGCCCTTCTCGGTAGCGATCCCGTCGATCACGTCGGACGCGGTGACGGCTTCGCCGCGGTCGGTCTTCTCGTCAACTTCTACGGCGCGCTGCGCTTCGATGCTGACGGGGAGGAGCTTGAACAACCGGCGTATCACAGTCTTTTTCGCCATTTCGTCCCAGTGAGTAGCCCACGGGCCTTTTGTGCCGGCCTTCGACTGAGTGCGCACGGCTTCGATTTCAGCGCGGCTCATCACGTCAAACTGGAAGCCGCCGCCGACAAGACGGGCCACGGCGTAGACGTGGGTCACGGGGCCTCGGTCGGCCATAGCTGCAGGGACGTGCCGGCAGTCCTCGTGCAGGCCGAATTCGTAGTGGAACTCGTCGGCCTCGTGCACGCAGTGAGCGGAGATCGAAACGATCTGTCCGGAACGGCGGGCAAGGTCGATCATGCCGCGGTAGCCGATAATCAGCTGCGCATTCGGGCGGCCGTCGGAAGCCTTGCCATTGCCGAAAGGGAGCAGGTAGCAGTGGCCCAGGGCCGAGCCGGGTTCAAGCCCCAACTGGGCGCACTGCAGTACGCACCCGTAGAACGACGCCGGGGAACAATTGAGGAGCGCCGGCGTCTTGCGGCATTCGCTCATGACGATACGTGTCAGGCGTTCCGGGGTGAGGGACTTCGGCAGGGCCAAGGCCATTTGCTTCTGAAACGCTTTACCGGTCACCACGTCCAGCAGAGAGCCTTCGTTCGTGGCCTTGACGGCGACGGCCTTCTTAGCCGCAGCGGGGTTGACTTTTTCAAGGAGAGCGTCGGTAGTAGACATTATGTGTACCTTCTAAAATGGGCGGGGCTGGAAGCCCCTGCCCTGAGTGAGTGAAAAGGGATTGCGACTAAAACACCCGGAGAATCCGAGACGGCTCAGACCGTCCTGCGTACTTGGCCCAAAGTTCGGGGTCATCAGCCTTCAGATGTTTGGCGTTGAACGTCGCGCGGGACTGAGACTTGAAGGTGGCTGCCTTCTCGCCACCGATGAGGATTCCTTCGTTTTCACCGATGAACCCTGCAATCTTTGTGGCGACGGCCTCCATCTGATCTTTGATGCTGGTGGCCTTGTCCTTCAGCTGGCGGTATTCGCCGATAGCGATGGCCGCTTCCGGAGTGGCTTCAACCATGGGGCCGACTTCCCGGCGGTACAGGTGCCGGATGTCGTCCAGGTCTTTCGGTTCCGGTGCCTTGCCTCCGAGGACGTTGTCGAACCAAAAAGCCCGCAGCGTGGAAACGATGGCGTTGATGGCGTCTTCGTTTCGGTCGACCTTGTACATACGGAAGTCGTTTCCTCCGATGAGGACGGCTACGTAGCAGACGTGAACCCCGGTTAGTCGCATGTACCACTGAACCTGCGTTTCGTAGTACAGCGGGATTTCGTGTTCGGTGACGATCTTTCCGGCCTTGATCTCGTCTTCCTGGGATTCGCCCCAGAGTCCGGACGCATAGGCGGACGCGGTCTTGCATTCCAGGATTGCGTCCGTCGTGATGAGCGCTTCGCCCTCCTTCGGATTTTTGGCCGGCCGCACGTTCTTCTGAATCTCCGGCATGACGACGGCGCGGTCGATGTTGGCCCGCATCCAGTCGCCTTCACCGTCGACGAACGTGTAGCCCACGCGCTGAACCCGCATGCCGGTGCGTTCCTGAAATTCCTTGGCGACGATGTCTTCCAGGATGGTGCCGAAGTGCATGGAATCCGTGGCCGGCTGTGGTTCGCCTTCGCCGCGTTTGTCATGCCACAGTTCGACCGGCGTGCGCCACGGGGAAAGCCCCAGGGCTGCAGCCACGTCAGAGCCGCCGATGCCCTTTGTTCGCTGTTGCAACCACTCTTCGCGGGCGAGTCCGGTGATGGGGATGAGTCTTGTCATTTTTTTTACCTATGCCGCTTCGCGGCTGTCTTCGTTGATTGCGTTGTGGTAGTTGGTCATGGGGGCTCCTAGTCGAGGTTGAGTTCGTCCATCAGGCGTGAGAACTCGTCTTCTGTTAAGGCGTAGGAGTTCGATACTTCTCTGCGGCTTGCGTCGCTCACTGAAACGGTATGCAGCTCGGTGTAGACGAAGTAGCTTTGGCTGCCGCTCTCGAACACCATCACGCGTTCAAGCGGGTAGACGTTGAGCGGCTTCCAGGAGCTGGCGTCTCGGATCAAATCTTCGTTGTGGTTGCTGAGATCAATCATTTCTTTCTCCGGTAAGGCAGGGCGCTCACCATCTCGTTTCTAGTAGCCGGGCAGGGAAAGCAGGGTGTACATGAGGACGATGAAGCCCGCGGCCGCAATGGCGTTCTCGAACCATTCGTTCATACCAGCCCCCATTTGATCCTGTAGAGCGTCGTCACGTTTTTAATCAGCTCTCCGAGGATGCCGACGGCTTTGTTTGCGTCCTCTGGGATGCTGCGGCCTTCTTCGAGCGTTGAGGCCAGGTGCGAGAGCTCGGTCGTCAGGGTGTAGATGCTGTGGCAGGCGGCTTCCTGATCGATCGCGATTACTTCTTCGTCTTTGGCCTGAGTTACCGGTACTTCGCCTTCCGGCGGGATCGGCGCACCTTCGGGCTTGCTGCTTTCGCCGACGCCGCAAAGGTTGGTGATGTCGTTCAAGTGGTTAACGGCTTCCCAGATGCGGTTTTCCAGCGTCCGCAGGGCGGCGCGCCAAATATCTCGGTGCTTGGGCTCGCACTTCTGGTTGACGAGCTCCTGGAGTTCGTTTGCGCGGTCAACGATGAGACGCGCGGTTTCACGGGGTGTGAGGGTGATGGTCATGTTGCCTCCTGGTGGTTTTGTTTAGATGAGTTCGAATTACTCATCGGTGTACCCGAAATTAAACCACAGCACTAACCTGCTTGTCAACTATAAAAGATGACTTCAGGGTATTCTGGTTAGGTGACCGGTTTTTGATAGGAGTCAAAAAGGCAACAAAAAAGCCCGCAGTGCGCGGGCTTGAGATTTGATGAACAATGGAATTTTATTAGAGCGAGTGCGTGTTACAGCAGCCGACACACCGTCCAACTATCACGATGTTGGACGTGTCCTTCACTACCATCTTTTCATATTTTGGATTATCCGACAAAAAATATACTGATCCGTCAGGGTTCATCTGTATCCGATATATGAATGCCGAACCCTGATACGTCATGGCGTATATGCCGTTGGCGGTGAAAGTGTTTTGCGAGATGTCAACGACGACTGATCCGCCTTGGAGAATTTCTGGCTCCATGTTGTCCGATGGCGCAGAGAATAGCTTTAGCGCACTGGGCTTGGATGTGGAAAGAGCTTGTTCGTACAGCCAATCTTCTTTGCACTCCATCAGCCTGATTTTGCTCAATTCCTGAATGCGCATCAGGTTGTACTCTTTCCGCGCCTCAAGCGCTGTAATGCGCACGTACCCCGTAGCTTCAGGCGTTTCCGCTGCAACTACAAAATTTGGCGCTTCCTTATCCAGGCTTTGCAGGGGAAGCCCCAGTTTAGGTTCTATGTCACGAGCGATCTTTGAGCCGAAGGACTTGGTGCCGTTGAGCATACTGCTTATTTGTTGGACGCTCTTTTGAGTCTTCCTGGCAACAGCAGCGGCTCCACCTAACTCATCGGCGATACGTCGCAGATTAACCCGGCGACGAGCTGTCAGTTCATCATCAACCATTATTTGTCCTCCTCTTAGTCCGGCTAGGTCAAATTATGGGTTAGATTGTCGCACAAAGTCTAGGAAAGTTTTGCGCCGTATTGGTTGACTTTTGGGGAATGTGTGGGGTAGTATTCCAGTACCCATAATTGAACTAAAACGGAGTAGCTCTCATGCTTCCCTCTGCATCGCAGTATTTCCGCTCCCTTGCGTCGGTCGAGAAAAAGGCCATTTGCAAAAAGTGCGGGATCAAACTCAACTATTTTTACAACATCGTCAACCACCCGGAACGTCGTGTGTCCGTCACGCTTGCTTGCAAACTCGAAGAGGCAACGCGCCGGCAGGTTTCCCGTCGGGCGATTCTTCCTCAGATCGATTGGGAACTCATTGAAAGCACGGGCAAGTAGCCGGGAGGCTCGCCATGAACTACGTTCAGTTTCACGTAGGTGACTGGGATTCGAGCACGCGACTTTTGTCGCCACTCGAAAAGGGTGTCTACATAGATTTGTTGATGCTCTACTACTCGGTCGAGCGTCCGCTTATGCGTTCGGAATGCGAACGCATCTCCCGAGCATATGCGCCGGAAGAGAAAGCCGCACTGGAATATGTGCTTGACCGCTTTTTCCATCGTGAAGGTGACGTTTATGCGCATCGCCGGTGCGATGAAGAGATTGCCAAGGCCGCGGAGAAGTCCGAGAAGGCCGCGAAGTCTGCTCAAGCCCGATGGAATAAGGGCTCAAGGGGAAAGAAAGCCTCAGACGCAAATGCAAACGACATGCAAAACGGATGCACTTGCAATGCGGACGCAGATGCGAACGGAATGCAAACGCATAGCGAACGCAATGCGGACGCAATGCTAACCAATAACCAAGAACCAATAACCAACAAAGAGACAGAAAGAAAGAAGAAAGAAAAGCGGCAGGCAATCACGCACGCATTCAACCTCGACACCCTGCCCGAAGACTGGCGGACGTTCTGCGAGCAGCTTCGGCCTGACCTCAACCCCGACACAGTCTTTGCCAGCTTCTCGGGCTACTACCGTATCGGCAAGGGCAAGGACACCATGCGTAGCGGCAAGGGATGGAATCAGTCGTGGCTCAACTGGGTCAAGCGCGAGAAAGAAATCACATCGAGAAAGCCCGCGGGATCAAACGCACACCAACAACCTGAAGTTTTTGACGAGGCCTACTACCAGGGATCGATGAATCCGGACGGTACGGCCAATTGGGGGTAAGCAACCATGCAGACATTTTCAGCCATCATCGAATCCTCGCAGGACGCAGTCCCTCTGCCGATCCGCAGGGGCGCCGTTTTGAACTGCGCAATTCACGGACCGTATAACGGTATTCAGACAGTTTTGGGCGGGCAGGTCGTGTGTGAGTCTCAGTGTCCTGAGTGCGCACTGATCGAACGTAAACGCCGCCAGGCAGAGCGTGAGGCCTACGAAAAGGCTAAGAAAGCGGCCGAAGCCCGCGACCGCATCGAGGAGGCATTACGGCGCTCCTGCATCCCGGCCGAATACCGCACCAAAACATTCTCGAACTTTCTGGCCGAGACGAAAAACCAACAAGGCGCGCTGGACCTCGCCTGCCGGTTCGTGCGCGGTTGGGAAAAAGCGAAAGAGACCGGCTACGGACTCTTTTTCTTCGGTAACCCGGGGACCGGCAAAAGTCATTTGGCGTGCGCCATTCTTCATGCCCTTTTGCCGCGGTCAGAAGGCGTCTATACGCGCGCTACAGACATCATCCAATACGTCCGTAGCACCTGGAGCGGAAAAAGCGACAGAACGAGTTTTGACGCAATTCGGCTTTTCTCGGAGGTCTCCCTGCTTGTGATTGATGAGGTCGGTGTCCAGGCCGGCACCGAAAACGAGAAGCAGATTCTTTTTTCGATCATCGACAGCCGGATTTCAGAAAACCGCCCGACGATTTTCCTCTCGAATCTGCGCCCGGCAGACCTTAACAACGTTCTCGGGCCGCGCCTTGTGGACCGCATCCGCGGCAAGTGCGTCGCTTATCAGTTTTTAGGTAACTCAATGCGCCGGCCGCTTTCGGCTGACGTTTTCGGAGAGGCGGCATGAGCGCCGAAACTTTTCTTGCCCCTAACGCGAGTCTGATTTCGTGCGACGTCTTTGTCAGAGAAAAAGTACTCGGGCCGGAAGACGTGGTGTACGACTCTTGGCTCGTCGTTATCAGCATTCCGGCGTACGTGCAGTGGACGCCTGCCGTCTGGGTGGGGCTCGATGAGGGCGAACGCAGACTGTGGCCGGTTCCGGCGGACTGGCGCATGACAGCAAAGGACTGCGAAAAGGTCGCTGTGGAATTTATCGAAAAACTCAAAAAGGAGGGATTGGCATGAGCAACCCGAGGCACGTGCAGTTGAAGCCTGAGGACGCCGCCAAGATCGTGGAAGTTCTCGCGGATGTTGAAACAACTGCGCCGCGATATTTCAAAAAACATGGTTTGTCTTTGCAGTTGATGCGGCTGAAGAGAGAAGTCCGTCGCGTTCACGCTCAGTACGGAAGGGAGGATGAGGAATGAAAACGCCTACCGGGGTCTCCCGTGCTGTCGCAGAGAAGCTGACTCGCGCTTATAAGGTCGGCCACGACGTAGGGCTTAAAGGCTGGGCGCCGTCCGTAGAGGCTGAACAGTTCAAGACGAAATTAGAGCAGCGGTATTTCTGGCTGGGCGTCTGCGACGCTCAGGTCGAAAAGAACCACAGGGAGGACGAAGAATGAAGCCCGCAATGAAACGTCTCTACGCCAAAGGGCGGCTGAAGCCCGGTGAGATGAACGCGACTGAATCCGCCTACGCGGCTTTTCTGAAGGCAGAACAGCAGGCGGGGCGCATTGAGAAGTTTTGGTTCGAGTCCATGAAAGTCAAGATTGCCGCCGGGAAGTGCTGGTACACGCCCGACTTCATGGTGCTCCGGCCAAACGGTGAAATTGAACTTCACGAGGTCAAAGGGACGCTCGCCGTGTTTCAGGACGACGCCCGGGTAAAGGTGAAGGTGGCTGCGTCTCAGTACCCGTTCCGGATGTTTGTGGTCTTCCCAAAGGCGAAGCGTCAGGGGTGCGGGTGGAACATAGAGGAGTTTTAAATGAATGAATCCATCGGAGTTAGCACTGTTCTCCCGCCCTTGGCTGCAGCTCTCCTTGTTTCAGCTGCCGATCATGCCCGAACGCTCCCCGTCGGAAGCCTGCAACGTGCCAAGATCATCGCCACGGCCGAAACCAAAGCACGCAACCTGTGCCCGTACGCATACCGTCGTGACGATGATTGCGACAGTAGCCGACAACGGCGCGGTTATCGGTGAGGATCATTGGAACGCGAAGTACCTGGATTCGGATATTGAGCACGCCATAGAACTGAGGCAGGAGGGCTACACCTTCCGGGAAATTAGCCTGATGCTGGATATGCCGATTCGGACAATCCGGAGTTATGTGGATGGCTCCCGGCGCTGCCAATCTGTCGCCGGGTGGAAAAAGATCAAGAGGAGCGTATGACGGAAAAGAAACTGACGGTGAAGCAGCAGAAGTTTGCGAAGGCCGTCGCCGCTTCGAAGTCAGCGACTGAGGCGGCGATTAAGGCCGGATATTCGAAAAAGACGGCCGGGGCGATTGCCAGCGAGAACTTGAAAAAACCTAACATTCAAAAGGCCGTAGAGGAAGAGATCGACCGCGCCGCGGAAGCCGCCGGCGTCAACCCCGAGTACGTCTACCGAAAGCTGAAACAGATCATTGAAGTCAATACTCAGCTGATAGCGGACGGAGACGATGATGAACAAACGCTCGACAAGGACGGCAAACAGGTTTGGGTCATGGTCGATCCACTGGCCGCGAATCAGGCCGCCAAAACGCTCGGTGGCTTTCTCAAGATGGGTAAAGACAAGGCTGAAGAGGCTAAGGACGAAGCCCTTATGTCTTTGGCTGAGATTCTGCGGGAGAGAATAGGTGCCCTCAAGTAAGACGAAAAAGAAAGAGGCGGACGCCTTTTTGGTGCTGGATCGGATTGATTTGGACACGCCGGCGGGCGTCAATCAGGCTCTTGTAGAGGTCGCCGCCCAGACTTCAAAGGATCCTCTGAAGTTTGTACAGATTGCCTTCCCGTGGGGCAAAGATACCCTCGCTGGATGGGACGGTCCGGACGTGTGGCAGGTGGATGTGCTCACGAGTATGAGGGACTATCTGCAACGCGGGGATGAGGAGGGGGCCATTTCCGCCTACCTGGATGCGACGGCGGCCGGGCACGGTGTGGGAAAGTCCGCTCTCGTGGCTTGGATCACGCTGTGGAGCATGGCGACGTTCCCGGATACCCGCGGCATCGTCACGGCCAACACCGACACCCAGCTGCGAACTAAGACGTTTGCCGAAGTGACGAAGTGGTTCAATCTCTGTCTCTTCAAGTCGTGGTTCCGAATCTCGGCGACGTGCGTCTGTAGCCGACAGAAGGATCATGATAAGACGTGGCGCTTTGACGCGATCCCGTGGTCTGAGTCGCGTCCCGAAGGCTTTGCAGGGTTACACAACGCCCGAAAGCGCATCATGGTGATTTTCGATGAAGCCTCGGCCATTGCCGACATAATCTGGGAAGTCGTCGAAGGTGCCATGACCGATAAGGACACTCAGATTTTTTGGATGGTTTTCGGCAACCCGACGAGAAACACCGGGCGCTTCTACGAGTGCTTTAACAAGTACCGGCATCGTTGGGTGCATCGTCATGTGGATGGGCGGACGGCTATCGGTACGGACAAGAAAAAGATTGCGACGTGGATTCAGGACTACGGCATCGACTCGGACTTTGTGCGAGTGCGTGTGCTGGGGCAGTTCCCGTCGGCGTCTTCGCTGCAGTTTATCCCGCGTGCCATAGTCGATGAGGCGATGCAACGACAGTTGGAGCACTGTTCCTACTATCGGCAGGTGGTGATTCTTGGCGTGGACGTGGCGCGGTTCGGTGACGACGCGTCTGTCATCTGTTGCAGGATCGGGACCGATGCCCGGTCTTATCCGGCAAAAGAGTTCCGCGGACTGGACGGTTGGGAGTTGGCGGCGAAGATCGCTGAGGTCTACAACGAATTCCGACAGAAGGGCGCCCGAAAGGTTGTTATCAATGTGGACGCCGGCGGTGTGGGGGCGTCCCCGATTGACTGGCTGCGGCATAACGGTTATCCGGTGAACTCCATCAACTTCGGTGGCGGGGCAACGAATACCGAACGCTACAAGAATCTTCGAGCGGAAATGTGGGGGCGTGGGCGCGAATGGCTGAAGGCCGGCGGCTGTATCGAACAGAACGACGATCTTGTGACGGACTTGACCGGGGTTGAGTACGGCTATACGCCGACGAATCAGATTCTGCTTGAAAGCAAAGAGAGTATGAAGGATCGCGGCCTGTCGTCTCCCGATCGCGCGGACGCGCTGATGCTCACGTTTGCCGTTCAAATGAATGAGTACCTGTCGGAGATGGGGCACGCTCAGCCGCGTAACGGTCGTCTGGGGGCGCATACCGTTCGGGACCCGTATGCATGATGTGCGCGTAGCCTGGTGAACGCTGTTGACAATGCCTCTCATCTTTGAGGGGCTTTTTTATGGCTGTAGGGTATATCAAACGATTGGCAGGGCCTTATACCGGTGCCGGCACTACTGAGCTTCCGTTTGGATTCAAGATTTTTGAGCCGACGGATGTGTACGTTGCCGTTGCGGCTAATTCGGCAGATCCGCCCGTGCACCTTGTCTACGGCACGGATTACACCGTTTTCATGAACGAGAGTCAGGATGCTACACCCGGCGGTACCGTGACGCTGGTGGCTGCGCTCTCAGGAACTCAGGTTGCCGTGGTAGGTTCCGCTTTAGCGTATACCCAAGAAACGCAACTGACCAATTACAACCGATTCCCTCCGGAGATCGTCAATACGGCTTTAGACCGCATTGTCGTTCAGATTCAGCAGATTATCGAACAACTCGGACGCGTGCTTAAAGTCCCTGAAACGGCCGACATAACGCCGGAAGAGTTGATTAAAAGCCTTCAGGACGCGGCTGAAACTGCAACGGTCATCGCTAAGGGCTACGCGGAAGCCGCCGCCGCGAGTGCGGCGGATGCGAAGAAAAGTCGGGACGACATTCTCGAACATCAGCAAGAAGTCATCGACGCCATTACAACGGAAGGCGATAGGCAGTATCAGCGCCTTGTCACCGAGGGTAATACTCAGATCGACCGGATCAAGGCTGAGGCTGACAACACTCTGATCGTCAACGGCACGGGATGCGCCGAGAAATTTTGGGCGCTGTCGGCTGATACGCCCGCTGGCACAGATATCGTCATCCCGTCAGGTATCAAGTACCTCGTGGACCGTCACCATCTACGAGTTGCTTGGAACGGCCTCGTTCTTGCTATCGGGCAGAACTTCACGGAAGTCGGGGCGCAGGATACGTTTTCCACCACGTTCCGCCTGACGTTTGACGCGAAGGCCGGGGACGAGCTGGATATTTGGATCGGCGCTCTCGGCAAGGGTGATGTGGCTGAAGCGCTGGCTTTGGCGGGCGAAGCGTCGGCGGCTGTGGCCGACTTGAGCCGTAAGGTTGTATACAAAGAAGAGGTTTAAGAATGGCAGAAAATCTCGTTAAGACTCAGCTGTACTCGCACGAAGGCAACGCGAATACGCCGCTTGCGCCATATACCGTTGCCGAAGCGGTGAAGGTGAACGACGTTGACGGCAACGCGTCTACCGTCGAAGCAGAAATCGTCGCGCTCCGAAAGGCTGTCGAAGCCACCGTCTCAAAGGGGCAGCACTTCCAAGGCGTGGTGAACTCTACGAGCGGCCTCCCGACTGTGAACTACAAAGCCGGTTGGCTTTACTCGGTGCAGGAAGCCGGCACCTACGCGGGTAATGTCTGCGAAGTCGGGGATTTGATTATCTGCATCAAGGATTACGCCTCTGGCGCTGCGAGTAACGCCGATTGGGCAGTGTTGCAGGCGAACTTAGACGGCGCAGTGACAGGGCCTTCCGCGAGTGTGGCGGCGCACGTCGTCGTCTTCGACGGCACGTCGGGCAAGCGAATCAAGGATTCGGGCTTTACGATCGCCGCAAACGTGCCCGCCAACGCGAAGTTCACCGACACGACGTACAACGCCGCCACTGATTCCGCCGATGGCCTTTTGACTGCCGCGCTTCATAAGAAGCTGGTAGGCATCGAGACGGGCGCGGACAAGACGGACGCGGACAATGTGAAGGCCGCCGGTGCTTTCATGACGGCCACGAATACCGCCGACGATATCGCAGACGGTACGACGAAAGTCGTGATGACGGCCGCCGAGCGCACAAAACTCACGGGCATCGCGACGGGGGCAGAGGTCAATCAGAACGCTTTTGCCAAAGTGAAAGTCGGCACGACGACGCTCACGGCTACGGCGAAGCAAGACACCCTCGAAATCGAAGCCGGTGAAGGCGTAACGATCACCGCGTCCGGCAAGAAAGTGACGATCAAGGAAACGTACGTTGACTCGTGCGTCGTCTCGTCGCTTGACAACGTGCCCGCGAATCTCCGGAACGGCGGGCTTGTGATTCTCAAGAGTTGACGCTATGGACTCGTTGTACGTCAAAACTGCGGACGGATTGCAGAAAGTTGAGATTGAAAGTACCGGCGGTGGCGGTGATTACCTCCCGCTTTCTGGCGGGACGCTGTCTGGAGACGTATCTCTTGGCGGGCACCACATCAAAGACGCCAACTATTGCTACGCCAATTGGTACGCTATCAACGCGGACATTAAGAGTGATGTGGCGGCAAATGAGTTTTTGGTGAAGAGGGGCGGCTGGATTTATTCCAGAACGGGCGAACAGCTTCTCTCAGACATTGGGGCGGCGAGATCTGTGAACGTTTACTCTAAGGCCGAAGTTGACGAAAAGCTAAAGGCAAATTCCGGCAACAGAGTCAGTGTTATTCGTGAGCGACAGGTGCTTACATCCGCAATCCCTGCGGGTACGGCGTATGCAGTGCCCGAGCATGTGGTTGGTGGCTCTGACCTTGTCGTGGTCTTCAATGGCGTTCTGTGCGTTGAAGGAGCCACAGAGCAGTACACCGACGTAAATACCACAAGTATTCAATTCAATTTCAATTTACCGATTGGGTCTGAAATTGATGTGATTCAATTCGACGGAGGCCTCTATGAGCTATCCAAAAATTTATCGTGATCTTTTCCAAAATGACGGGGCGGGGGACAAGCTCAGAGAAGACGTGATTCCGGACACTGTGGTGAAGACGTCGGGGCTGACGGCTGTGACTAACGGGCTTATTCCGAAAAGCGGCAACGCCGGAACACTCACAACATCAGAGGCCATCGCTACGGCAAGCACTGTTAACGACAAGTCTGCACGCTCAATGAATCTTGCCTCGGGAGGTTCGCTGACGGTTGCGAACGGCTCGGCGAGCATGGCTTGGATTACGGTCGTTGCGCTTAACGGCTCGGCAACCATCACGCTCGGGAGCGCTTGGGCGTGGAGCGGGTCGAGTCCTACGCTAGCGAAGGGCTTAGTAACCCTTGCATGGTACGGCACGTTCGGGGTGGCAAACTTTCAGAAATTCGGAGAGTAAGGGATGCAGGTCTTTTACACATATAACGGCACGGACTACCACAGCGAGTGGGAAGTCCGTATGGCGATTCAAAAGAATGAGAACAAGCGGCTCGGGGAGGTCGAGGGCAAGCCGAGCGAGTTTTGGCCGAAAAATGGCGTGGCCTACACCGAGCGGCCTGACCCCGAACCTACGCTGGATGATCTGAAAGCGGCGAAGAAAACGGAGCTTGAAGCGGTCTATTTGCTGTGGCGTAATGAGACCGGATACTTCACCAGCTCGATGGGCTTTAGGGCTAACGGCAACAGCCGCGCCATGATGGATATCGTGGGACTTGACCGCATGGCGGACAAACAGCCGAAGGCAGCGATTACGTTCAGGGATTACGACAACAAGTATCGGCAGTTAACCGCTGAACAGGTGCACATTCTCGCGGATGAAATCACGGCGGCGGCGAATGACGGGTATCAGCAAAAATGGGAGTATGAAAAGGCGATCAATGAGGCCGCCGACAAGAACACCATTAAGGGCATGAAGATTGAATTTAAGCCCGCCGATTACAGCACTCAGGCTGAGGTGTAATTATGCGGGCTTATTTAAAGCAGGTTCTAATAGGGTTGGATCAGCTTTTGAACACACTCATGGGCGGCTGGGCTGATGAAACACTTTCTAGCCGGGCATGGCGGCATTACGTCAAGGGTGATTACAAGTGGCCGAAAGTGTTGATCGACGGGATTTTGTTCTTTGACAAAGATCACTGCCAGCGCTCTTACGAGAGTGAAATCAAGCGCAGTCAGTTGAAACCAGAGATGCGGGGGAAGGTATGCTGAATAAAGCCATTCTCGGAAGCCGCCCCACGTTCCGCATTACCGTTTCAGCCGGATCAGGCGGCACGGCCTCGGTTAACAAGCAATATGCCGCCGAAGGTGAAACGGTAACAATCAGCATCAGCCCGTATTCGAACTATGTAATTTCCTCGGTATCAGTACCCGGCGCGACTGTTTCAGGCAGTGGCTACACACGTACATTTAAAATGCCTGCGCAAAATGTGACGGTATCCGTCATGTTTACCTACGTTGCCCCAACCTATTCAATCAGTCTCAGCGCTGGCACAGGCGGAACGGCTAGCCTAAGCACCTACAGCGCAACGGCTGGCACGCGTGTTTACATTTATGTGAGTCCGTCCACAGGTTATGAGGTTGCCAGCGTATCAGCCAGTGGCGTTAGCGTGTCAGGCTCAGGAACTACCTACTATTTCACGATGCCTAGCAGATCGGTAAGCGTGAGCGTGAGCTTTCAACTGTACGCAACTCATACGGGAACTGTTAATAAAGTATATGACGGGGCCAGATATGTTTTTAGAGCAGATGTTGGTAAAGCAGATGTTGCAGGATACTATCCTCTGCGGTTAGATGTACGCGTGGATAATCCAAAAAAGGTTTATTGTGTATATTATCAGTCCGCCCCACTCGACGGGAGAAGGAAAGTTACAAGACTAGATTCCGGGTTATCAGTTTTATGCACGACAAATGAACTTAGCGATTACTCAGCATTTACCGGTTATTCGGACTCTGATTTTTTCACAGCAAAAGATGTTGGCAAAACAATAAGGTTTGCGATTCAAAGTATTTAAACTAATACAATTACCCTGTCATTTGCTCATGTGTTTGGCGACACATGAATGGCAGGCAATGATTTTCTATAAAGGGCAGGCGGCGGCATGGGAGGGCTGCATAGCCGCTCCCATGGTGGCGGTTCTTTCCTTGCTCGATGCGGGCAGGACACGAGCGCTGAAACAGGACAATCGGATATCGTCTGTCGTTTTTATCCGGACAAATATGTTTTTTGGTAGTGCCTAATGCGAAACCCCGGCTCGACCGGGGTTTTACGTGCGCGTACTTCCTGACTCTGCGCCGATCATGCTGGCATAGGAGGCGCTATGGAAATACGTAGAACGACTTGGGCGGAAACGTTCGCACGCCCTGAATTTCAGCAGATTATCAAGGACTACGCAGAAGAAAGCGGAAGTCCTTTCATGCGTGGCGCGCCGAACCCCGACGAATACATAACGGCCGAAAAGGCTGGGGCCGTTATTCCTATTGGCGCCTTTGACGATGGGCGCATTGTCGGCGGGGTCAACATCATGATCCACCGCATCCCGCACTATCAAGAAGTTCTGGCGTCCGTGGAGTCCATCTTCCTCGCCAAAGAGTTCCGGCATGGTACGGCGGGGCTGCGGCTTTTGCGTGAGGCCGAGAAGGTGGCCCGTGAGGCCGGCGCCCAGGTGCTGATGGTAGGGACGCGCTGCGGTTCTCGGTTTGAGGAACTGTGCCGGCGCCTCTATACGCCCGTCAACACGGTTTTCCAGGTGCAGTTATGACGGCGGCACTGCAATCTCGCGGAGAACTGCCTCCGACAACGGCGGCAGGGATTGCCGAAGTGAAAGCCCTTGAGGCGTTCAACGAAACGATGCCGCCGGCGGACGTGCCGACGGATCACTTTATCCACGCCGGCTGCTATGTGCGGACGTGCCGAATCGCGGCCGGGGTGCTGCTTACCTCGGCCCTTATCAAGGTGCCGACGGTGGTCATCATCAGCGGCGATGTGGTGATTCGCACGGATGGCGAGTCTCATCGGGTGACGGGCTACACGGTACTACGGGGCATGGCAGGGCGCAAGGTGGCCTATCACGCGCTTCAAGACACGGTTATCACCATGATTTATGCGACTCAGAAAGCGGTCCCGGAAGACTGTGAACCTGAGTTTACGGACGAATACGAACATCTTCTCACTCGGAGGAAATAACAATGTCAGGTGCAACAACGGCGGCAATGGTTGGCATGGCGGCAGTGGCTGCGGCGGGTACGGCCGCTTCGATGTACTCAGCCAATAAGCAGGCGAAAGCACAAGATCGCGCAACGCGTCAGGCGGAAGATAACGCTAAAAAGCAGGCGGAACAGTCCGCGCAGGCTACGCGGCGCCAGCAACAGAATCGGGCGGACGTGTCCGGCATTCTCTCGATGAATCAGGACGGCGGTTTGTCCGGCGGGTCTACGCTTCTGTCCGGGGCCGGCGGCGTCAATAAGAATCAGATGAGCTTAGGCGGTGGTTCTACGTTGGGGTAAGCCATGAGCGACGGTAAGGACTTACGTGAAACAATCCTGCGGCGCTGGGTGGTGCTCTGCAATGAGCGTGAGCCCTACGAATCTCAGTGGCTTGAGATTTCACGCCACATAACGCCGGCAAGTGGGCGTTTCCTGGGGACGGATGTTAAGAATCAGTCCCGTAGTCGGTGGAACAAAATCTACGACAATGCGGCGACGTACGCGGCGACGATTCTGTCGTCCGGGCTACAGTCGGGGATGAACGATCCTTCGACGCAGTGGTTCGCGCTCACGACGGGAACGCCTGATTTGGACGAAAGCCACGAGGTCAAAGTTTATCTCGACCGTGTGCAGCGCATTTTGGAAATGGCGTTTGAAAGCACAAACGTCTATCAGGCGTTGCACCACGGTTGGCGTGAGGTCGGGGTCTACGGAACGTGCGCCATGATTATCGTGGAGGACGCGAAGGCTGGCTTCCACTGCTATCCGTTGGTCTGCGGTGAGTACTGCATTGGCGTAGATGCCTGTAATCGCCCCAATACGGTTTATCGTCGTTTCTCTATGACGGCGGCGCAGATGATTGAGCAGTATGGCCGTGCCAAGTGTTCTAAGGCCGTGCGGGACGCGTACGATCAGGGCCGCCCGGATAAGTCCTTCAAGTGCATTCATGCCATTGAGCCGCGCTTTGATCGTGACCGCACTAAGAAAGACAATCTCAATATGCCGTGGCGGATGGTGGTGTTGCAGATTGACTGCGACGAAGGCGAAGACGGAATTCTCCAGGAGTCAGGCTACAACGAATTTCCGGCGGTGGTGGGACGCTGGGGTGCGAACGCTTCGGACGTTTATTCCGAAGAAGCCCCCGGCATCATTGCTATCGGCGATACAAAACAGCTGCATCACGAGTGCCTGCAGAAGGGGAACGCCATTGATTACGCGGTGAACCCACCGTTGATCTTCCCGGTATCCGCGAAGGAATCGGAACTTGATTTCCTGCCTGGCGGCCGAAACTTCATTGATATGCCCTCTCAGGCGAATCAGGTGCAGAGTGCTTGGGCGGTTAGACCTGATCTCACGGCCCTGGCGGCGGATATGCAGGATATTCGTCAGCGTATCAATCAGGCGTTCTGTGTCGATATGTTCCTCATGGTGTCGTCCGCGAACAAGCATCAGATGACGGCTGAAGAAGTGGCGCGGCGCAATGAGGAAAAGTTGATGCTCCTGGGGCCGGTGCTGTCCCGTCTCAATAACGAGGTGCTGAAGTCCCTCATTGAACGAGCTTTCAACATCCTCGCCCGTGCCGGACAATTGCCGCCGGCGCCTCCGGAACTGCAGGGGCAACAGCTGAAAATCCGCTACATGTCGATGTTGAGTCGGGCGCAACGCTCGCTGCGGGCCAATAGCCTCGATCAGTACCTGATGCGTATCGGCAATCTCGCTCAGTACGACAATCGGGTGATAAAGAAGATTGACCCCTTTGCGGCGGCCGACGAATATGCCGATTACCTCAGCGTGGCTCCGTCGGTGGTGGTGCCGACCGAGCAGGCGATGCAGGCCGTGGAAGCAGAGAATCAGGCGATGCAGCAGCAGGCTCAGCAAGCCCAGATGGCTCAGGGCGTGGACTCTCTCGCCAAACTGGGAAAGGTGCCGGCGGATGGTTCGACGATGGCCGGAAAGGTGGTGCAAGGCATGATGGCGGCGCAACAGTAACGAATCTCTCCTGAGAACCGTGGGCGGTCTTATGCCGCCGCCCTTTCCCCCTGCGCGTATGCGCCCTGACCTGTCTTAGGGTGCGGACAATCAGGGGGATTTTTTATGGCAACAACTCCGACAACTTCAGGAAGCACCGGACTCACGCCGGCTCAGGCAGGGTACGGAACGTTATGGATGCAGGCCGCGGCGGGCCTTATGAGCGCTTTTGGCGGCATGAGCGTTGCCCGGCATCAGAACTCTATCGCGAAGGCTCAGGCCAATATTGCCAGAATCAATGCGCAGTCCATGGAACTGCAGGCGCAGGCTGTCTTGCGGGCTAATGAGTCCGCGACAGTGCGAAAAACGATGGAAGCCGGGCAGCTGAAGTCGGCTCAGCGGGCGGCCTTGGCGGCGAATGGCGTGGCAGTAGGCGAAGGTTCGGCAGCAGAAGTGCAGGCTTCGACTGATATTGTCAAAGAAATGGACAAGAATCAGATGAAGGAGAATGCCGTCCGGAACGCCTGGGGCTACCGGATGCAGGCGGCGAACTACGAGGGGCAGGCGCTGATGGCGGAAGCCTCAAAGCAGAGCGTTGGTCTGAACTTCGCTACGTCCATTCTCAATACGGCGTCTCAGGTCGGCAGTAATTACATGCTCATGTCCGCCAACGGCGTTTTCAAGGATGCCGGCAATGGGACGCAGACCGCTCAGCCGGGCGACTCCCTCACGCTCAAAAAGACGCCGACTATCGAAGTGGGTGGCGCAAAGATTCCGATGCTGGGTAGCACTCAGGCCGCGCCGACGTTCCAGTACGGCGTCTTTAACGGCGTCAAACTCTATTAGGAGAAGGCACGATGCCGATGGTTCCGATGTATCAGGGCGGCGTGCCGTCCGTTGTGGATTCCGGACAGACAGGGCGGCAGGTGGCCCAACTTCCGAATCAGACGATTAACTACGCGAAGTTGATGCAGGATGCGCAACAGCCCTTGCAGGACTTTGCGAACAATGCCGGTAAGGCGCTTCAGACGATTGCTGCACGGAATATCAAGGCGGAAAGCGACGAGGCCGAAATGAAGTACATGGAGGCGGTGCAGACGCGCCTCTATGATCCGGAAGCCGGCTACTTCAATCAGAAGGGTAAGAATGCCGTAGACGCCTACGACGGCGCGATGCAGGGGCTCAAGAAGGATGCCGACGACATTCTCGGCAGTTTGTCGCCTTGGGCCCGTGAGGCGGTACAGTCCCGCATTCAGGATCGTCTCCGGTCGGCTCAGGGGCAGTCCATGCAGTGGATGAGCCGTCAGCGGGACGCCTGGCACATCGGAACGTCTAAAGCCCGTATTGATTTGCTTGTGGAAAGCATCGGGCAGAACTACGGCAACAAAGACTACTGCGGCGCGTCCTATCAAAGCCTTGACGATGAAATCACGGCCCTTGCCAAAATGCAGGGTCTTGGTGAGGAACAGACGAAAGCCTTGCGCGAAGGTTACTGGGATATGGCTCAGGCTCAGCGCTATAACACGTGGGGGCAGGATGACGCTGTGGCGGCCTTGACGGACTTTCAGAACAACCGAGGTTCCATCGGCAATGACGTGGCGGCCAAGATCGGGACTCAGCTGTGGCAACAGGCCAAACAACCGCTCGCGATGATGCTCGCCGGTTCCGTCGGCGAGACGATGCTGAACAAGAAAGACTTCATCAAAGAGTCCCTGAAGCCCGGGCATCGTACCGGCATCCCGGCGATTGACGGGCTTAATCAGGCGCAGAAGGTGGAGCTTTTCTCGGCCGCCTATTCCTATGCGGCACAGAACCGGGCGGCGGCTCAGGCGGATTTGCGGACGGCGGTGCAGAACTCAGTGAAGACGGCGGCAGATCATGGCTATGACGAGAACGAATTGTCCGAAGAGGATTTCGTCAGGGCGTTTGGCGAGAAAGCAGGCAAAGAACGCTACAACGATTACAAGGCGGCCTTCGATACGAATACGGCGGTCTATACCTATCAGTTCATGGACAATGAGCAGATTCAGCATGACCTTGCGAATGCGAAACCCGTTCCGGGTTCTCCGTCCTATGCCGATGACCGAAAGCTGTATGACGCTCGTGTGAAGGCGGCTCAGAAAATTGTGAAACTCCGGGCTGCGGATCAGGTGGGCGCTGCCATTGCCACAAAACAATTTGGCTATGAGCCGTTGAATTTTGAAGTCCCGGACAAGATGATGGCTCAGCTTGGCGAACGCGTGGCCCAGGCTGAGAGCGTTGCAAGAGATTGGGGTGGGGCGCCTCGCATTCTCTCTAAAGATGAGTCGGCGCGGCTGGTGACGGCGCTCAATGCAGCGGACGTGGACGGCAAGGTGGCGCTTCTGTCTCAGATTGCAAACGCTGTGGGGCCGAACGGTATCCGGATGGTGTCGGATCAGCTGAAGGCGAGTGACAAAAAGTACGCCGTGGCGATGGCCGGATTTGACATAACGCCGGGTGACGGCGGCATTACTTCCGGAGAAATGTACCTTCGAGGGCTGCAGCTCATCGCCGAAAAGCAGGTCAAAGATGATCCGGCAGTGGAAACCGGCAATGTGGCACGGCTTTACGCAACTATCAATCCGGACAACGATGGGACGCAGTGGCTGTTTAAGTCGGATGCGGCCCGGGCCGATACGGTGGAATTGGCACGCGGCATCTTGGCCTATCAGCAATGGGCGGGCTCCGGAAGCATTGAAGACGCCATAGCAGCGGCCGTCGGGGGCGATGTTGAAAAGTACAACGGCAAGAAAACAGTGATGCCGAAGGGAATTGACGCGTCGGCCATTTTCTCGGAAGACTTGGAGAATCTCGTAGAAACCCAGGCGCAAAAAGTCAAAAAGGCCCGTGGCACGTTTTACGTCAGCGGACTGGCGATGACCGGCGCAGAGTTGGCCGCCAAGATGCCGAAACTCGCCCTGCAGACTGAGAAGGTGAACTCAGACGGCAGTGTGACCTACAGCCTGATGCTTAATGGGGAATCGGTGTTTGGTGACGACGGCTCCCTCTATACGTTCGATTTGGTGAAGACGAAGGAATGACAATGCTGTTTTCGGAAATCTATAGCCCGTCCTCTCAGCAACCGCAGATGAGCGAAGAACAGATGCGGCAGGCGAGAATCAACCGCTGGGGCACGGATGCCGTTGGCCCTCGTGATGCGTTCTCGGAGGATTATTCGGATAAGTTCAATACCGTTTTGTCGCCTGATGAGGAAGAAAAATATCAGGCATGGGCGACAGAGAATCACCGCGAAAAGGACGTTTACGACTACGACTTGCGCGGTGCCTGGAAAGAGATGCAGTCCGGCACGATGTCTGAGGATGAGCGCGGCCACTTTGGCGACAAATACAAAAAGCCGAATCATCCGACTTTCTCGGATCAGTCGATTTACAGCGGTCAGGACGGTGTGACGGGTGGCGTATGGTCTCGGAATGCTGAGGGAAAGGACGTTTACACCCCGGGGCGGAAACTGTCGTCGGTTGAGGCAGATCGGCTGCGCCGTTACTTCCTGCGCAATGAGCCCGGCGTCGTGCTCGATCTGAAGGACAAGGTGTTTGAAGAACGTCCGCTTCCGGGCGTCAATATGCCTCTCGGCGTCTTCTCAGGGCTTGGCGATACGTGGAAGGGCATTCCCGCTGCGGTGCTGCAGACGGCGAGTTCCGCTATCACGGCTTTTAAGAACACCGGGGCCGATGTTCTCTCCCGTATGGGCAGGGACGAAACCCGCGCCTGGTGGGAGGGGCAAAAGGCGGTCATGGATCAGGCCGCCCGGGATATTCGCGATTACAACAAGGTTCACTTTGAGGTCGATCCCGAAACGATGGGTACGGCTTCTCAGATTGTCTACGGGCTTTTCAAGACGCTTCCGAAGGCAATTGGTTACGGTTTGGCGGGCGGCGTCGCCGGCGGCGCACTGGCTTTCGGCGCTGACGTGGGCATCGATGAGACGAATCGCCTGATGGATGAGGGCGTAGACCGCGACACGGCTATCAATGCCGGCCTGGTGTCGTTCGGGATGAACGCAATAGGTATGCGGCTTCCGGCGGTTCTCGGTGCGAGTCGCGGTATGTCCATGGCGTACGGCGCTGCGGCGAATGCCGGGACGAATGTGGCCGAAGTCGAGGGGATCAAATTCATCCTCGAACATCAGGATTACAACCAACTGGCTCAGCAGTACGACTTGAACGGCGTGGACTTGGCGGTAAGCGCTGCGATGGGCGCAGCCTTCGGCGGGGCGTTTTGGCGCAGTCCTGAGCAGATTCGTACGCAGAAGTATCAGGACGCGGCCCGTCTTGTCTACGAGGATCAGCGGACGGCTCTTTTCAACAAAGGACAGAGTCAGTTCAACTTCCAGCAGGCGGGCGTACAGGCGGCGATTAACTCCCGCGCCGTGGTGGCCCTTGCGAAGAATCTAGGGATTGAACCGGACAAGGTTCGGGACTTCTCGGCAAAGATCGTGTGGTCGGAGGATGGAAAGTCTGCGGAGGTACCGAAAGAAGCCTTCAATATGCCGGTGACCCAGGGGCAGAACTGGCAATACGGGGATCGTGCAGCGAAGAACCCAGATTACAGGGTAAGGGTAACGCGCATAGAGAGCGACGATTCTGCGGTTCCGGATAACAAGGGGCTGGCTCAACTTATCAAGCCGTATCGCGGTGATAACGCAGTTCCGTTGGATAATGAAGTTACCGGGTGGCGTTTCACTATTGGCGCCGATGATTCTGATGAGATCGTTCACGGTATTTCCCGTTTAAAGCGCGGTACCGAAAGCCGGGCGGCTAACGCAGTAGTTTTGAAAAATCTCCCTGAAGTGGTGAAGCACGCTTTCCCTGCGGAAAGTTACCGAGACATAAAAGCGTCTCAGGGGGTTAAATCCGCGGACAAAACCCTGCGCGGAATGCACCGGTTCTACTCTCCGGTGGTTATCGACGGAAAAGAGTTTCTTGTCAAAATCACTGTAAAAGATCGGATTTCGGACGGCGGGAAAGGAAGCAAAGATCGACTGGCGGCTTATCAAATTACCGGGATAGAAACAGAAAAGGCTCAACCAATTGTTGAGCCCTCTGTCCGCGGAGGCGATGCTTCGGCGGGGGGAAGCCCTTCAGAGGTTTTGCGCTCCGACGATTCATCCCCAAATGATCCTATTGCATCGCGTTATACCGAGGATGAAATCACTGTACGCGATATGTTGACGGGTGTCAAGCGCGATGGGGATGTTGTTTACAAAAAGGAAACAGGTGCGGACGGCAAAGAATCCTGGGTGAAGGATGAGGATAAGCGTTCTCGTTTCTTCGTGGATGAGCCGAACGAGTGGGCTTATGCCGAAGATGGCGGCTATTGGCGTAACCCGGCAGACCCTGCGTTCGATATGGAGTTCAATCAGATCATCGGCGAAATCCGCGGTTCCTTCAACCTGCAGACGAACACTATCAAACTCACGCCGAATGCGAATCTTTCCACGTTCTCGCACGAACACTCGCACTGGTACCTGACGAATCTCTTTGCGCACGCGGCCGACAAAAACATTTCCCCGGAAGCGCGGGCCGACATTGACGCCTTGCTGAAGGCATTCGGTCTCAAGTCCGTTGAGGAATACAACGCCCTGCCTTTCGAGAAGATAGTCAAGCTGCAGGAGCAGTACGCAGCTTGGACGGAACGCTATCTCGCTGAAGGTGAGGTGCCGGCAGGGTATTTGCAGGGTATGTTCCGGAACTTCGCCCGGTGGTTGATGGATATGTACCGTGACCTCATAGGCGAAGGTGCCGGCGACGATGCAGCAAAGAAGGAAATCGGGGAACGCTACAAGGCACAGTTCGGCGAAGATCTACCGGAACTTTCGCCCGATGTTCGCCGGGTGCTTAACCGGATGTACGACGCCGAAAAGAAAATGGCGTCCTTCCGGTCGAATTCCAAGCAGGTGACGGCGGCTCGTGTCATTCAGGCTCAGCGTACGAATAATCAAAAGGTTACGGCTCCCCTGCAGAATGGTTCGGCTCCTGACCACTTCATGGCGGCGATTCGCTCTCAGCAGCAAGCGGCCCAGGCGATGAACTCCGGCGAGCAGGTGGATGTTTCTCAGACGATGAAAAACGTCCCGGTGAACGATGCAACGGTTCGGCAGGCGCAGAACGCCTTCGCGAAGTCCTTCCAGATAGGCGACACGGGGACGATTGTGGTGCTTCAGAACCGTGACCGCACGGGCGCAGTGTCTGTCGGACAGATGAACGCCATTGCCACGACCCCGGACTACACGCGCCTTTCAGTTTCCCGCACGACGGATTCCGGTGCGCCGATTGTGTCCTACGGGACGGTGCCTGATTCTCGGTATCTTGGAAACACGGAAACCGTGGCTGACGGCAGCCACAAAATCCCGATGACCTACGCAGTGGTCGAGGCGGATTCGGTGCTCCGCTCCAATAACTTTGATGGGACGCCAGTTCCGGAATACGGTACTGATCCTTCCCGGATGCACGCGATAGCGGGTAACGGGCGCATGGCGGGGCTTTCTGAAGCCTATAACCGTGGAACGGCTGAGCAATATCGACAGGATTTGATGGCCGATGCGCAGTCCGTGGGGATCAATCCGGAAGTAGTGGCAGGGATGCAGCACCCGGTGCTGGTGCGCATCATGCCGCCGGAAGCTGTGACGACGGGATTTATCGAGCGCTCGAATTCTTCGAACGTCTTGGAAAAGTCGGCTCTCGAAACGGCGGTGCAGGATTCGCCGCGGATCCGTAACAATGTTTGGAAGTATCAGTTCGATGAGGACGGCGCGCCGACTCCGGAGACGGCGCGGCAGTTCACGATTGACATTGGTGAACCGAATTCCCTCGGGAAGCTCCTCACGGCAGACGGGCGGCCGACAGAGACCGCGACGAATCGACTCCGTGCGGCTGTCTTCTATGAAGCCTACCGAGATCGGATGTTGACGGCCCTGGTGGCGGACGATACCGATAAGCAGGGTATCAAGCGCATTTTGAACGCAATGGCGGCTTTCGCGCCTCACGTTATCAACATCCGAGAAGCCTCGAACGACGCGGTTGACCTGGGGCCGGTGTTGGTGGACGTGGTGAACCGCATCCGTAACGCGAAGATCGAAGGGACGCCGCTTGAAAGTATCGTCGGACAGGGTGACGTATTTGGCGATAACCCGGCGGTGCAGCAGCTTTTAGGCTTCATCGCTGAGAATCAGAACTCGGCCGCTGCCATTGCTCGGGTGCTTGAACCGTTCGCAGCTGCGGTGGAAAACCGGCTGAAGTCGTCCGGCAATGGGCCTCAGGCAGGTTTGTTTGGTGAAGCAGAAAACGTTACGACAGACCTCGCCGACGTGATGGGTATCTTCCGGGATACGCAAAACCGCCTGATTGACGAAGGCAATGCGGCGATGCGCGAGAAGGGGGCTACCGAGGGCTTCCGTGAGGCACTCCCTGCGGTGGATGTTATGGCGATGCGCAATACCTTGCAAGCGATGCAACAGGCAGAAAAACCGGCCGAAAACGTGGTGAAGTCGGTCGTAGAGACCGTGGCCGAAGATGCCGGAGTTGCGTCAGAACCTCCGACCGATATTCCGCCGGATGCAGGGTTGGACGCTGAGGCGAAGGCTGCGGCTGAACTTGAGGCGCATCAGGCTCACGAACTCGAAGGACTATCCGAAGAAAACTCCGAACGTGTGCAGGTCGAGGATTTGGCTGCGCTTAATCCTGATTTTGTCTATAAATTCAAGGATGAAAATGGCATTGAGCACCAAATGACGGCTGCTGCGATTTTGGCGGATGAAGCCTCGATTGATAAGCAGGCGGATACGGATATGGCTGGGTTGGCAACGGCCGCAATGTGCATCATCAGAAACAACGGGATTCCGGCATGAAACAAGAATGTAAGGACTTGATCGGGCAGACGCTCGGTCGCAAAGAAGGCACAATCAGCGAAGACGAAGGCAACAAGATTATCGCGGCCTTCGAGTCCAAAATGAACACGCTTTCCAAACGCAAAGATTTTTGGGAACGCTGGGGCTCAATGACTCAGGCGGAACGCATTCAGGCCGCCGGTGGTGAGCTGGCGAAGGATTTACAGGAGCAGGCTCGGCAAAAGAAGGCTGCGCGTTATAAGCAGGTTCTCGCACAAAACCGCTCGCTGCGAGAATTGGATCGCCTTGCGCGGGAAGAGGACATTCACGCTCACGCGGGCGTCGCCAAACTGATGCTCGGTGTCGAACGCGCTGCGAAAGGTATTCGAAATGAGTACCTGACTTCGATGCTCGATACGCTTAACGGCATTCGCTCGAAATGGCTTGGTTTTATGGAAAACGCCGAAGATGCTCGCGATTTCGCACGTGAGGTCTATGGTGAAGACACAAAGAATGCCCGTGCGAAGGCCGCGGCTGAGGCATGGGCAAAGACGGCGAAGGATATGCGGGGCCGTGCCTTACATGCAGGTGCAAGGATTGGTCTTATTGACTATGGCTATATTCCGCAGTCGCACGATTGGGCGAAAGTCCGAAATAAAAAAGGCGGCGGGAAGAATGCGTGGATTGATGAGGTGTTCCCGCTTATGGACAGAACCCGCTATAAGCAGGACAACGGTCAGCGAATGACCGACAGTCAGTTGCGGGACTTCCTTGGTGAGGCATGGGAAGACATTGTGACTTCCGGCCATAACGCAGATAATCTGTGGGACGCCTTGGAAACTCCGGTAGAACCGAGTTTAGTGGGTTACAAGAAGTATCCTCATCGTGAGCTGCATTTCAAGGATGCGGATTCGTACCTGCAATACGAAGCGAAGTATGGTCAGGGTAGTTTGACGAGTACGCTCATCGGGCACGTTTCCAAGATGAGCCACGACATAGCGATGATGGAGGGGTTCGGGCCACAAGCGGAGACGACGTTCAAATTTCTCAAAGAGATTGCCGACGCTCAGGCGCTTGATGCTCGGCGCGAGAAAAGTAGCTGGGAACTTCTCACGAAATATTCAGATCACCACGGCCTGACGCGGGTTACGTTGGATGAAATGTGGCGCGTGCTTTCCGGTGAGGCTAGTGCGATGGCGGTCAATTCTGAACCCGCCGTGCGTTTCCTCTCTGGGTGGCGAAATCTCGAAGTTGCCGGCAAATTGGGGAAAGCGTTTATTTCGTCCTTCTCCGATATTGCGACGTATTTTGTGGCTACCGGTTTCAGCCGTATGGATTTTGGACAGGGGATGCGTTTTCTCTTTTCGGCCTACGGCTCTGACTGGAAAGACTATGCGAATCGTTGCGGCCTCATTGCCGACAGTATCTCGTCCGACTTCATTCGGTGGGGTAGCGATAATTTGGGACAAGGGTGGACAGCCAAACTGGCGAATGCCTCCATGAAGGCTTCATTCCTGACGGCGTGGACTGATGCGGTGCGCCGGGCGTTCAACCTCAATATGCTGGCGTCCCTCGGTAAACTCATTGAGAAAGATTGGTCGGCGTTGGATGATTATGATCGGGCGCGTCTCCAAGACGGCGGTATCGGCGAAGCCGAATGGCGGCTGATGCAGGAGGCTGGAACGGAAGAGTTCAAGGGAGTCAAGTTTCTCTCCTACAAGCGGTTGAAAGAGATTTCTTCGGATCCGAAGAGGATGATCGTTGACGAGAACACCGAGTCCCTTGCGAGTAAGGTTATCGGCTTTATCCTTAATGAAGGCGAAATGGCATCCCTCAATCCCGACTTGATTACTCGGACGGAAGCAAGCCGTGGTAATAAGCGCGGAACCATGTCGGGCGAGTTATGGCGTGCTGCAATGCTCTTCAAGTCGTTTCCTTTGTCAATGATGGAGCGGCATTGGCGGCGCGTTCAGTTTCTGAACCGCCACGGGAGTTTTGTGGATCAACTGGGATATGTGGCGGGTGTCACTGTGGCGACGACGGTCATGGGGGCATTGTCTCTTCAGATTCAAGACTTGCTCAATGGCAAAGATGCCGAAGATGTGTTCTCCGGAAAATTCTGGGCGGCTGCGCTGACAAAGGGTGGCGGCTTAGGCTTCCTTGGGGACTGGATTGTGAACGGGCTCTCGGATGATTCGCGTTACGGTGCAATGTCTGGCGCGGCTAACATTCTTGGCCCTCAGCTTGGTTCGGTGATTGAGGCTTCGGACGCGGCGTTTGCTTGGGCTCGTGCACCTATCTACGACAAGGACACAAAACCCGGTGCGAAAACTGTGCGTTCAATCCGCTCGCACCTTCCGTTCCTCAATATGTGGTACACGTCAACGGCGATTGACCGCGCCTTTATGAACGAGTTCAATGAGTGGATGTCGCCGGGATACCTGTCGCGGATGGAAAAGAAGCTGCGCCGTGGGACTGGACAGGACTACTGGTTGCCGCTTGACAGTCTCACGCCGACGCGCGCGCCGAGAATGGCGGATCAACCGAGAAAATAAACTAAGCCCCCGGCGTGCGGGGGCTTTTTAATTCGGGCGAAATCTACAGAATTAGACGATTTCCAACTGCGTCGTAATACTGACAATCTTCATCGGCAAGGGCTGGTTTTGCCGGATACAGATTTGTCCGCCGTCTCCCCAACGGGGATTGACCTGCGTCGTCACTTCGCCCGTGATGGGTGTCGGCGGTGTGCCGGCAAGTTCCGTGCCGCGTGCGGGGTAGTCTGTGAGTTTATCGAACGTCGGGCCCGTCTGCAGCCCTGACGTGTTGACAAGACGTACGGAAACCTTCTGAACGTTCTTCATGTGGCCTGAGCCGAAAGAACCGTCCTGCAGCGCCAAGGCAATCGGCAAAGTTTGAAGGTCGGCGGTGTACGGCAGTCCGATATGCACCAACGACGCTGGCTCCTGCAACTTGATTTTCCCGTCTTTCACTACTTGGTTCGGTTCTACTGAGCCGTCGGCCAAGATGGAAACAGTGGCGCCTTCGAGCCACGTCAGCCCGGAAATCTCGTTCTTGGCATCGCCGCGATAGGTCCCGCAACAATCCAGGTGCACACTCTCTTCGAGTTTGTTGTACTTGCGCTCGTGCATTCGTTCGATAAAGCGGCGGGTGGCGCCGTTGATCGTACGGCGAACGACGACGTAAAGCGCGTCCTCTTCGCCTTCCGGAACGACGGCGCACGACTCAAAGGTGCCGTCCGTAGTAAGGGAAGAGAATGCGCCGACGGACTGTTCCGGAACGTAGGTGAACGCAATCAGGTTGCCGGCAGAGCTGACACACCAAATGATCGGCCACGGGGCTTTTGAGTAAGAAAGGTCGATAGGTTCCAGGTTGTCGAAAAGGTGGTTTGCCCGGAGGCAGACGTCATTTGTGACGAAACCGCCGGCTTCGTACGAGTAGCCGCATTCCCGAAGGTGTCCGCCACGGGCGCTCGCGTAAATGCAGGCGTTGTTGATTACCAACGGTTGCACAGAATTGGCGCCGACATACGACTGGGGGCGCACGGACATTGACGTTGGGGTGATGGCGTCTGAGTTTAACGGACTGACTCGCCATTCGGCTGCGGCCGTGAAAAGCATCAGCTGAGACAGTGGCACAAAGTGCTGAATGCGGTTGGCTTCACGGGCGGCGACGCGGATGGCGATGCGGTCGTCATCCTGCGACGGCAGGCTGTAGCTCATATCAGACTCAGTGCCGGACTTGGTGGCCCAGATGTTATTGGGGCGGTTGTAGGTGCCGCCGAACCAACGACGCTGCTCGAAGTACGTTACGGCTCCGGGAAAGTCGCCGGATTGACCGACGGTGGCGGTAGCTGTAGCCCCTGATCCGCCTGACTTACTTCCGTCAATGTGTACGACAGGATTGGTGTATCCCGAGCCTGGCTTCTTGATTACGATGCTGACTATGACACCGTTTTGGACGACGGCCTCAAGTTCAGCCCCTGAGCCGGTGGCGTCGGTGACGTAGACGTTAGGGGCGGGGGCCGGTTCCAAGACGACGGGGAAATAGTAGTCGCACCTTGCTCCTTTAGAGCCACACTCCAAACTTGCGTGAAATTGGGCTCCCTCCGTATAGCCTTCCCCGCGAGATGTGAGGGAAACGCCCGTCAGGTAAGCGTTCACCCAAGTGCCAAAGACCCTATTGTTGTTTACGTAAGTTAGGCGCCCTTTCCCTCCGGAGCCGCTGCCTTCGACAGTTCCATCAACGTAAAACACTTGAGAAAGTGTTGGGTTGGGGTAGGGAATACCTTGCTTGTCGTCATGATGGAATTTTTCAGCGGCTAAGTTTACGGATACGGTGTTTCCGTTTGATCCGACGATTCGTCCTTTTTGCGAAATATATGAAACGCTTCGCAATAAACCATACCCGCTCCCGCCATTGGTGACTTTGACCGATGTGATGCCGCCGGATTGCCCGAAGGGGTCGTCGTAAATAGGCGGGGTGATTGATGCGTCGGGGTCGATCTGTTCGTCCCGAATGCTGAGAGTTTTCGTCTGGCCAATGAAGCACCAAACGCCGCCCTGATTGCGATACACGCGATAAAGTTCTGCGCCGGATACGGCGTTCCAATATATGGTGTTGTATGCGCCGGTTCCATACGGATTACAGCGGATGGAAGTCGCCGGGCCTGCTGCGGACTCGCTTGAGCCGTCAGACTTCAGGGCAGTGATGCAGTATTCCCGGGTGTAGTCCTCTTTATTCTGCACGTCACCATTGATGGACTGTTCGACGGTAGGAGCACCCGGTGAGGGCAACGCGCCTTTAAAGTTGATTTCCACAAGACGCCAATCAACGACGCTGTAGCGGCGTAGTTCTCTCGGTGCATAGGCCGGATGAACGATGGTGAGAACGTCGGCGGATTGAACATAATGCAACGAGAAAAGATCGTCGGCACTGTATGGCGTAGCGACTTCGTACGGCTGTCCGTTGCTGCCTAACAGGGTCTGCCCGTCCGTGTGAAAGCGGATGTACTTTTCTCCGAATTCGAGCACCATGGATTGATCCGTTGAGAAAGTGAACGGGATCAGCCTCACGCGTTTGTCGGCGTATTTGGCGTAGTTGACGTAAGCGAACCCAGGTCGATTCTCTGCCGGGCCACGGGGATCGATGAGGAAATTACGGCATTTGGCGAGTCCGGACTGATACTTCGGATCGCCGGCACGTCCGTACATTTCCGGTGACAATTCCCCGCCGTTGCAGGATTGCTGATAGGTGCGGATGCTTGCCATTACCATACCTCCCGAGCACGAAGTTGCGACGCAATATAGGGTGCTTCCCGGCGTCTCATGGAAATCTGAGCGTCTTCGGTCTTAGCTTTTGTCAGTGCCGCTTCGTACTGTTTCATGATGTTGACAACGGTCTGAGATGTTGTATCAGCTCGCTTAACCGGACCGTAAAGGTAACTAGCGAGAAGCAACATCAGTGCGTCAACAAAATACCCAGGAAAGAGATCGGCATTGTCTACGTAGGCGACGTAGGTCAGCACCGGATCAGTGACATTGCAGAAAAGTACGCGATGGGAGTTGTTTTCAACAAGGCCTAGTTCAAAATGGCCAAGCTCGGGGTAAAGGGCGGAATCAATGCCTTCCGACAGATATTCCGCCGATTCGATTTTTAGCGCTCGCATGAATTGGCTCGGCAGGGCGTAGGCGCCTTTGTAGCCGTAGATCGAGGCATCGACATTATTGAGTTTTGTCAGCTGACTGCGTTTGGTGGCGAAGCTCCACGGGTTTGATTCCAGGATTCGCCGAAGGGCTACAGGGTACCAACGGGCGCAGTGTCCGGCTTGGTCTGAGCCGGCCGGCGGGGTGATGGAAACTACCGTGGCGTCATCGCCAAGAATCGACAGAGCGAGATTACAAATATCAACGGATGTAGCCATTTCAGGCCTCCTAAAGAAAAGGGGGCGGTTTAACCGTCCCCTCAGAGTTTGCCTTTAAAGCAGGTCAATCAACCGTCGGCGCGGGATCGTAACCTTCTGTTTTCGTCGTGCGCGGCAATTCATAACCGTTATCAAGTACGGCACGCTGCAGCGTTCCCGTCACGGTGCCGGTAACGGCCGTGATGAGTTTCAGGTAGCGACGATGCTTCAGCGGCATCGGAATTGCCTGGTTGGCCGGAATCATCGACCCCGTCTGTGTGAAGGTCAGTAAGTCGGCGAAAGTCGATCCGTCTGCGGAATCCTGTAACTTAAAGGTTACGGTACCTTCACCGCCGGCATCTTTAACCTGCAGGATGAGATTGAATCGAGGAGTCAGCGAACCGAGGTTCGGATACTCCTGTTTCAGGTCAATGACTTTGCCCGTCGTAATGGCGGACGCTAAAGCCTTGTCAGAGCAAAACTTCAAAAGTGCATCGGTAATCATTGCGTCCTCCTTAGCCCAGAGACAAAACCGGCATCGTGTTGGTGATGACGTCCGTGCCCAAACGATGGATAGGAATGCCGTCCCAGGTCACAACCTTGCGTCCGGCAACTTCTCCGGTCGTGAGTTGCACGTTTTCCTTGTTGTTGATCTGACGACGAAGAATGCCGGTAACTGCTTCGTTGCAATAGAACGCGCAACGGCCCTTGTATTCGTCCGGAAGCAGGTTCACGGCCTGCGTCATGAGGTCGATCAGATCGGGGCTACCGGAAGTCTTCGAAGACTTACTCCACTTCGTCGTATCGATGTTGGCAATACGAACGACGGTGAGCGGATCGTAGATAGCGACGCCGATGTCCCAACGGAAATCGGTTTCCAGCGCCCAGTAGTGCTTAGGATTGTCCGACGTACCGGCGGTTACTCGTACGGCTTCAGGGTGGACAGTGGTCTGGAAGCCGCCAAGATTCTCTCCGTACTGCGGATAGAACAAATAGTTCGAGGCCAGGTCCCAACCGACGAGAAGAATTTCCGTCTGCTTGTTTTCCGTGGTGCCGCCGGCGTCGATGATTCGATCCTTGAAGACGGGATCGGTCGGCGTCACGATGTTGAAGAGCCCCTTGCAACTATTCGGGTCTTTCGCGGGGTCGCCGTAAAAGAGATTGCGTACCGTAGCGCGGGCGAAGCCGCGGCTAAAGGCCTGATCGCGACGCAAGCGCCAAGAAGCGCGGTCGCTTTCCTTCTGGTCGTTGAACTGATCGCGGTCGATGGTCGAGCTCGAAGAACGGCGGCTGCAGGTGTAACGAACATTGTTGCCCGTCACAACATCAGAGCCCCAGCCCTCGTTGTATCCGTGAAGATCGCCTTCCGGGTAGCGGGTGACGATCTGCCCCTTGTCCCCCATACCGTCATTGCCTCGAACAATAACGGCCTGGTCGAAGAAGGGCATATAGTCGCGGATGGTGTGCAAAAACACCTTGCGGGCCACATCCTTGTCACCGACAAGGCCTTCGAATTCGGCCAACGACGTCGGTGCAACGTTGCTGACAATATCTGCCATTTCTGTACCTCATTAAAAATTATTAGACTGCGTAAACGTCTTCTGCGGTGATTTGTCGCGGCGCGGGTTTCCCCGTCGGGAAGCCGCCTTCGCCGAAACGCGCACCGACACGGGCAAGGAGCTTCAGCACGCCAGGATGGTTGCCGGCAGGGGAGTTGATGAACTCCGCAATATCCGGGTCGAGATTCCCGTCACTGCCCTTGCCGAACATATCTCGGATGCGGGCAATGTCATTGAGGTGGTCGGCAATTTCCGGATCATTGGACGATTTTTCAGCCCACTGTTTGGAAATTCCCGCAATCTGTTCCATCTGGCGCTGCACCATGATCGGGGCCATTTTGTTGACCACGTCTTGGGCTTTGTCCTGCGGCAGGTTGAGTTCCTTTGCCACTTCTCCGAATTGCTGCATAACGGCGGCGTCGAGCATGGTGCCTTCAGGCGCCTTGAACTCTTCGTACTTTTCTGGCGCACCTTCAGCGGGCTTGTCGGCCTCGCTGTCTTTCGGCGCCTTTTCACCGTCCTGCTTTTCTTCGGGCTTAGTTTCGGTGGCAGTGTTCAGCAAGGTCTCAGGCATTCCGGTTGCAGGCTTGTCGGTCTGCGGCTGGCTTTCCTGACCTGCGGACTGAGCCGCCGGGTTGGCTGCAGGCTGATCTGCAGCGGGGGCATCGTTTGTATTTTCAGCCCCGGTCGTTGTTTCGTCGTTCATGAGATTCCCTCAGCATTTCTTGATAAGAAGTCGGGTCTATGAGATTGAGCAGAGCGAGTCCGACACTGCGGCGTCCTTCGGCGTAAGCCATTGAAAGCGCGTTTGTGTTGAAAGACGGTCGATAAAGCCCGGTTGCATCCAAGATGATTTCCATAGCTTCGCGGCCTTCTTTCGTGTCCATTACGTAGGCGATGGACTTCTTCACGCGGCGCATATAGCGCTCCGTGCTTTCGCGGCGGGTGGTTTCTTCGGCCTTGATGTCAGCCGGATTGAAGGGGTCTCTGCTCATCATGAACGGCATCTTCAAGCAGGCCGATGTGTGTACGCGCACAAAAGCTCGTGCGCGTAAGCCGGGGATCGTCGTTGATACTGCAGGCTACAAAAGAGTTGAGGGATTTCGATGCAGGACTACCACGAATACTTTCGATACCTCTTTGCCTTTGCGGTGGGTGCCATGGCTCAGTGCTTGATGTATTTGAACTCGTTGGATAAAGCGAAACCGTTCCTTTGGTGGGAATTCTTTGTGTCGGTAGCTCTGTCGGGGTTTGTCGGCTTTCTGATCTGTATGGCTGCACACTCTCACGGTTTGCCGGATGAGGCCGCAGGGGCTCTTGCTGGGTTGGGCGGCATGATGGGGAAAGACGGCGTGAGCATTCTGAAAAGTTTTTTAGAAAGAGGCGGCCGATGAAATATGGTTTCTTTGACGAAAAGGAGTTGCAGAGTCCGAAGGACCCGTACAAGTCTCCTTTTCCGCACGTGGTGCGCGATGAACTTTTGAACCTTTTGAACCGCATCCGCCGGGAGTGGGGAAAGCCGGTTCTCGTGAATTCCGGCTACCGCAGTCCGGAATACAACGCGACGATTCCCGGGGCCGTGCCTAATTCGTATCACACGAAAGGCATGGCGGCGGACATTCGGCCTGATGATCCGCAATTGATTCCGGAGTTTCAGGACTTGTGTCTGGAAATCAACGCTGACGGCGGCGTTGGCCTTTACGACGGTTTCGTTCATGTTGACGTGCGTGGTCATCACGCTTATTGGGACTACAGGAGTCGCAAATGATGGAGCTCAAAGACACTGCCGCGCTGATGTGTAGCGATGACTACAAAGATCGCTTCAAGGCGGAGTACCTGCAACTGAAGATTCGCCGAGACAAACTCGCTGCAATGCTTGTTAAATGGGACACTGGGAAATTAGGCTTTACGCCGACTTGTTCCCGTGGCCTTTATACGTTCCAGCTCTACACGATGGACGGCTATCTCGACATATTACGAAATCGCGCGAAACTCGAAGGGGTTGAGTTGTGAAAGATTACGTCTACATGGTGGCGGTCGCCCTGGCTTTCGGGGCGGGGGGCTGGCTTACTTCTGCCCACTACGACAGAGAAATCGCACTCATGGAGGTAGCGCAGTCTGATGCGCTACGTGCGGCGGAGAGAAAGAATGCAGAAGGACTTTCGAAAGCAACGGACACGATTAACCTGGCGCAGGCTGAGTACAACGATTTGCGTGCTGAGCTTGATCGGGCTCGCGCCCGGCTGCGCCACGCGGACGGTCACAGCTCCGCCGGCGGAGATTCCGCAGACGCTCTTGGTCGAAGAGTTGCCGAGCTGGAAGGCTTGGTTCAAAGACTGGCTGACTCTGGTTCAGAGTGCGGCCGACTCTATCAGCGATGCGCCGCAAACCACGACGCACTGACGGAGATTCTTAAATGACCGATCTTGTAAATCATCCTCAGCACTACGCCGAGCATTACGACCACGAGGTGATTGAGCTTACTCAGCATCTGAGTTTTTGCCTGGGGAATGCCGTGAAGTACATACTGAGAGCGCCTTTTAAGGGCACAGAGCTTTTGGATTTACAGAAGGCTGAGTGGTACGTGCGGCGCATGGTCGATGAGTTCTCTGCAGACGAATGCCGCGCCCAAGTGATCACACGCCGAGGAAACTTCTCTGGCATTTTGTGTTCTTTCCGGAACGCGCTCGTGACCGAGCTAGTCTTGGCCTGTGGCCGCGGTGACAAAGCATCGCTCAACACGGTTCTTTCTGATCTTCGAGAGAACATTAGTAGGAGGGAATAAGATGGAAGCGGTAAAGGTTGTTTGCCCGAGGTGCGGTAAACGTCTCTTCGATCTTTCGTTAGAACGTCCGCCCGGCGGGACGGTGATGATCGTATGTCGGCGCTGCAAGACGCTTGATGTGCTTGATCTTTCTGTATACAATGACCCTAGCTTGCAGAACCGTTCGGATTCTGCTTCACACAAGGCCCCTGAGCCTAATCCTTAGCGCCAACCGAGCGCACATTTACTTACGTATAGAGAACCTTTGAGTTCCTGTGACAAGGAGTTTTGTCATGGGTGAATTTGCATCTAAAGGTGTCGCCGGTACTGGCCTCGGTCTTGGTATCGCGGGAACCGCTCTCGGCGTTTTGGCCGGATCGAACGGTGGAAACGGCGGCCTTCTTGGCGGTCTCTTCGGCAACGGTTGCGCCGACAAGGTCTCGGCCTTGATGTCCGAAAACGCTATGCTGAAGTCCGAAAACTACAGCGACAAGGTGGCTAAAGACGTCTACGGGCAGTCCCTTACTGACAATCGTCGTCTCCGCGACGAAATGTATGCTTTCATCAAGCCTCTGTCTGACGAAGCCGCGAGCAACCGTGAACGTGTCGCTGTTCTTGAAGCCCAGGTAGCGAAGGACGGCGAAATCGGTAAGCTTCGCGAAGAGCTTGTGCGCTCGCAGCTCGGTGCCCGCATCGATGAGTGCTGCTGCAAGACCAACGCCAAGATCGATGCTGTGGCCGCTGCCGCGACTTGCGGTATCTCTCAGAACTCTGCTGCGATCACGTCCTTGCAGAACCTCGTGTCCGGTATCACGCGCACCATCATCCCTCGCACGGCCATCTGCCCCGAGGTCATGGAGCGGTGGAACTCTTGGGTAGCGCCGACGGCTACCGCCCCAGCGGTTCAGCCGGTCACGGGTACCATCGACGTCCAAAAGGGTTAAGCCATGAAACTTCCGATCGGAAACGCTCAAGCGGTCGTTGCTGAGTATTTCGAGTCGGTGATCCTGCCGGCTGCTTCGGCAGTCGGTGGAATGGCTCCGTTCGCCGCAGGGATGGCCGGCGGGCTTATCGCTCGTCGTATCCCGCAGCTGATGGAGCAGTATTCTCCGACATTGAAAGCCCTGGGTGTCCTGGACGCCGACGGAAAGCTCGATATCGACCTGCTGCACGAGGAGGCTGTCAAGGCACTTGAGAGGGGGCCCGTGATCATTGCGGGGTACCGCGCCGACCGAGGAGACCTCGATAAGCTGAAATCAATCATGGAAAAGTACGGGGGCTAGATATGGACGAAAAGGACCTGCGCAAGATGCGAGCCGAGCAGACAGAAGACGCGCTTCTCAAGAAAATCGATCGGGTGCTTGATGCGGCAGAGGACGATCATTACCTCTCGCATGATGACATCTGCCTGATCGAAAAGGCATGGAAGGCCATTTGGTACGCGAAGGCTGTCTGCAAAGAAGCCTGACGCTGCCTTCGGGCAGAATTGAACCCCGGGTACCTTGCGGCGCTCGGGGTTCCGTGTCTCAGGCGCTCGAAGGCGCTCGGGACATCTGAATGGATTCTATCAATTTCCTATGAATACTGGTGGAAATACTGGTGGAAAAATTAGACAGCGACCTGCAAGCCTTGCAATTATTGGTTGTTAAACGTCCCGTAAA